ATGGAGCAGGGCCAGAAAAGATAGGTGCTATAGTGGGAGGAAGTGCCAGTACAGGTAAGAAACTTATAGATACTTACCTATCTAACTTACCTACACTAAAGTTGCTCCGCAATCAGGTACAAGAAGCCTCAATAAAAGGTAAGATTAGAGGCTTAGATGGAAGATACCACTACACCAGATCACCTCATAGCTCTCTGAATACTTTAATTCAAGGAGCAGGAGCAATTATATGTAAGGATTGGCTCTTGAATATCTTAGATGGGGTTGACAAATTAGGTTTAGATGCTAAACTGGTAGCATCTATTCACGATGAATATCAATTTGAAGTAGCAAAGACAGATGCAGAAAGGTTCGGACAACTAACAGGAGATGCTATGAAAATTACAGAGGAAGGACTAGCAATTAAGTGTCCTTTAGATAGTGAATTTAAGGTAGGTGAAACATGGGCGACCACACATTAATTAAATTTACAGATAAAGAAATTGAGTGGGCCATTGATATGGGTAAACAAAGGCATGGAGCAAAGCACGTTTCATTTAGGGAGTCAAATCAAATGGGCGATGTAAGTAAAGTCTTTGGAGGTTCCCATATTCTAGGTGTGCTTGGAGAATTAGCCTATGAAAAACACACAGGCATAAAGATGGATAGAACAATTTATGCTGTGAGAGATCCAGGCCATGACTTTGAGACATCTAAAAACGACTCACAAAATTTCAAGATTGATATTAAAACTATAACATACAACGGTGATGGTGAAAAAGAATTGAAAGTTAAGATTGATGAGTTTAATAAAAAGACACCAGATGAATATGTTTTAGTCTTTATAGATAAAGATAATTTAAAAGAAGCTATGATCCTTGGCTACATTAGTAGAGAGGATTTTAGAAAAAACAAAAAGGAAAAAAAGTATATGTATAATTATCCCCCTACCTACTATGTGGGAGAATCTTTGTTACACCCTGTCAAAAGTTCTTGACATTGAGCAGGGACTGTGCTAAAATTTTTCCCGAACTGAAAAGGAGAAAATATATATGACTACTACAGACAGAATACTACAAGCTTTAAAGAAAGGAATGAGAGTGACTCGAAGGACAGCCATTGAACAAGGCTGGTGTGAAAATGTTACAGCAGTAATATCAGTTCTTAGAAGTAAAGGTTATAATATCTTAACTAAGACAGCTTCAACACCAGAAGGAAAGCGATATACTTTTTATCGCCTTGCTGCTTAGTTTTGTTTGAATGAGATCTTATTTTAACTCTAATTTATAGGAGCCTTATATAATGGCAGTCATTTCAGGAAAAGCTTTTTGGGCCAGCATTGCCCACCCAAATACAACTTTCGATGAGGATGGTGTTTGGACTATTGATGTAGGTATGTTGGATACATCATCTAAAAAGCTTGTTAAGAGTTTAGGTCTTTCCCTTAAAAATAAGGGAGATGATCGTGGAGAATTTGTGACGGTGAAGCGTAGGGTACGTCGCAAAGGTGGGGGAATAAACCGTTCCCCAAGCTTGGTTGACTCTGATCTCAAGCCAATGTTTAACACCCTCATTGGTAACGGGTCAAAGGTGAATGTACGCTTTGACACCTATGACTGGGAGTTTGGAGGCAAAGCAGGTACAGGTGCTGACCTTGTAGGGGTACAAGTTACAGAGCTTGTTCCCTACGGCACAAACAGTGCTGCTTCAGATACAGGCTTTGAAGCAGTATCTGGTGGGTATTCTTCTTCTGATCAAGAAGATATCCCGTTTCCCTCTAACTAACTAGGAGAGGGGTTGGGGTAGTAACGCGCCAGTGCTGCCTCAACCCCTATTTTTATTATGAAAAAAATAGATACATTAGTTAGCGATATATATAATTTATTTACAGACAAGACAACTGTAACTAAATCTGAG